GGTAACGCGGAGGCTCGATATCTGTATATTAAGTCTATATTTATGAGTACTTTTATTGGTGTCGGAGATTTGACGTTATGGGAGAATTAAAGAACATTTCGGAATTGGCTAGGTTTTACGGGGTAACACAACAGGCAATGGGGTTGCGGCTTGGAGTCGCTGGACTAAAAGAGGTTAAAAAAGTAGGGCTTAAAAAGTATTTTGATTGCGATACGGTTCGGGAGGCTTTCGAGGCCAGGAAGAAAAAGGTTGCAAACGTTCGGGAAATAGTAATTGACGAGACTGAGGCGGGGGCACGGCTTAAACAAGTCCAGTATGAATTGAAGCGTTTGGAGCTAATGCAAAAGGAAGGAAAGCTTGCTGATATTGCTTTCGTTATTAAGGCGGTAGAGAAATTGAGGGAGGGAATCAAGAGTTATTTGTTGTCTATTCCTACTAGGTTTTCGATTCAATGCGAGATGAGGACATCGGGAGAGATTAAAAAGATATTGGAAAACGGGATTGATGGGGTACTGAATGAAATCTCTAATTTCGATCCCACAAGGGACATCGAACTTCTTTCTGAGACTGACACAAACAATGAGGGGGTTTCAGCCACCGGAGAGGCTATCCCTAACGAGATGGTCGGAGAAGAATATCAGGATGTCAACGGAGTCCGCGGAGGTTCCGGGGCCGTTCGACCCGATGAGAGCACCTTACCAGATAGGGGTGATGGAGGCGATATCAGACCCGGAGATTGAGCGGGTGACATGGGTAGCGGCTTCCCAGGTTGGAAAGACTGTTGTTGAGCTAAACGCTATCGGGTATTGGGCTGACAAAGACCCCGGTAGTATTTTAGTTGTTTACCCTACCGATAAGACGGCGAAGGATTATTCCAGAGATCGTCTTGATCCGATGTTTAGGGATTGCGAATGTCTACGCGGGAAACTTGGTAACGTCAGGGAGAAGGACAAGCAAAACTCGATATTACATAAAACCTTCCCTGGTGGGTCTATCGTATTAGCCACGGCAAAGTCACCCTCTGACCTGGCCTCCCGTCCTATCCGGTATCTGATTTGTGATGAGGTTTCCAGGTGGGACTTGTCTGCTGGGAAAGAGGGAGATCCGCTTAAACTTGCTATCCGCAGGACGCAGAACTTCCATAACCGTAAAATCATAATGGTTTCATCCCCTGGGAATGAAGGTGTTTGTCGGATTAGCTCTGAATTTGAGGAGTCAGATAAAAGGTACTTTTTTGTTCCATGTCCGAGATGTGGGTTTCAGCAGTCGTTAAAGTGGTCGGGGATAAAGTGGGACAAGGACTCTAAGGGGGCGCACGTCCCTGAGTCCGTTAGGTATATTTGCCAGAACTGCCACAAGGATATATTCGAGAGAGAGAAGCAGGGGATGATGGAGTTTGCATCCGGTGAAATTCCGCTTAGAGGATGGAAGCCGTCATGTGTCGCTAAGAAAAAGAAAATGGCCGGTTTCCATACGAACGGGCTTTATTCTCCGTGGCTCTCATGGCTGGACATTGTTGAGGAACATCTTGAGACTCACCGCACGAAAGACGCAATGCGCAGGCAGACGTTCGTTAACACGGTCCTAGCTGAGACGTGGGCGGTTAAGGGAGAGAGTCACGAAACGGACGCTCTGTTACCTCGCCGGGAGCCGTACACACCGGAGCTATTGCCAGAGGGCGTCATGGTTCTGGTGGCCGGGGTAGACGTGCAGGACGGGATGCTCCAATGGGAGGTGGTAGGGTACGGGGCAAACTATGAGTCGTGGGGGATCGAGTGGGGTCAGATCGTAGGTGATCTAAACCACCAGGAGTCATGGCTTGAATTGGACAAGATATTCCAGAGGAAATACAAACACCCATGCGGGGCTGAACTCGGAATAACAACGGCTGGTATAGATTCTGGCGGCCACTTCACGGAGACAGTTTATAACTTTTGCAGGGAGAGACAGTTTCGCAGGATCTACGCGATCAAGGGACGCGGGGGAGAAAGCGTACCAATACTGTCTAAACCCCATACGATGGAACCGTCCAAATGTATGCTTTTCATGCTTGGGGTGGATAAGTTGAAGGATGATTTTTATTCAAGGCTTAACTTGATTTCTTCCGGTCCTGGATACTGTCACTTTCCTATAGGGTACGGTGCCGACATCATGGAGCAATTCACCGCGGAGGAACGGAAAACCAGCTTCAAAAACGGATTCCCCCACATGGCATGGATGAAAAAGAACAATGTGATACGCAACGAGGGGCTAGATATTAGGAACTACGCCCATGCGGTAATGATGATCCTAAACCCTGACTGGGAAGCTATTAAGAAAAACCTTTTTGACCAGTCGGGACACCAGGAGAGCGCGGAAAAGACGGAACAGCCGGAAAGAATTGATCCGTATATCAGCAGGGGAAGGGGTAAAAATTGGGTGACGGACGGATTTTAGAGCGTATTGAATATGGGTGGAATGGTAGCGAATGGACCCCAGGAGGGGTTAAGACTCAGAAAGTGGCTATTCCTGCGCTAGTATGCAAGTACTGCGGTAAGCCAACAGACAATGGGGAGGATTTTCATCTTCCGTGCATCAACAAGAAAGACGACGTCGAGAAGTGGAAGGAGCGTTTCAGGAGGAAAAAATAAATGTTATGCCCTAGATTGAACGGTTCAGTCTATTAAGGGAAAATAATCGTAGGGGTATAAATGGATATTCCTACGAGCGAACCAACTAAACTAACTATCGGCGATTATTGGACTTGGGAGAAAACCCTAGACGATTACACGCCTACCGACTATGACCTTTCCTATATTTTTTATTTAGAGAAAACGCCTTCAACAAAATTCACTATTAACGCGACTGATAACTCAGGGTCTTTCCTGGTTGCTGTAACCGATACTAATTCCTATACGTCCGGTGATTATGTTTGGACTTCTTTTGTAACCGATACGAATAATTACAGGACTACGGTTGAGAACGGAAGGACTGAGTTACTTCCTAACCCTGCATCCGTTTCTGCGGATCAAAGAAGCCATGCTCGTATTTGCTTAGACGCAATTAAGTTAGTCCTCGAAGGAAAAGCCTCTAAAGATATCCTGAGTTATACGATCAACGGACGGCAGTTGCAGAAAATGACATACCATGATTTGTTGGAGGCATATTCTTACTTCTCTGCTCAAGTTTCAAAAGAGGAATCCGAAACCGAATCCCTAAACGGTAGGGATAGCGGAATGCTCATCAGATGCACTTTCGAGGAAGCGTCCTAATGTTTGAAAAACTAAAACACGCTATTAAGAAAAGGTTCTCTGAGAAATTTTCTTATTTCGGAGGGGCTAAATCTGACAGGACTTTGCATGACTGGATTTTAAGCAACGTTGCGATTGACAGAAAACTTTATTCCGATCTTAGCCGCCTTCGCGCTCGTGCGCGGGAGCTAGTCCATGAGAACCCTTATGTGTCCCGTTACATAAACGTGTTGAGGACAAATGTTATTGGGTCAACAGGAATAAAGTTGCAAATGAGAGTGCAAGACCCCGAAGGAACCCCCGACGACTGGGCAAACGATAGGATCGAAGAAGCATTCGATAAGTGGGGGATGAATTGCGGGACACGTGGAGAGACTTGGACGGAGATTCTTAATTTAGCCGTGACTGGATTTGGAATTGACGGTGAACCGTTCGGGCAATTAGTGGATACCGAAGAAGGCCTCAAGATCCACATGATCGACGCGGCGCGGGTTGATGTTGGATTAAATCGAGCTAGGACGGATAGACAGAACGAAATCAGAATGGGAATTGAGGTTGACTCGGTTGGGAAAATGGTTGCCGTATGGGTCAAGAAGGAAAACCGGAGCTATCAACTTCCTTGGGAATCATTAAGCGGGAAATACGTTAGAATCCCAGGAGAGGACATTCTTCACTTTTTCATTCCGGTTGAAGCTGGACAAACTAGAGGTTTCCCCCCACTTGCTCCTGCAATGCAAAAACTGCACCACCTAAACGGATTGGATGATGCAACGCTTATCACGGCGAGAGCCGGAGCAATGTCGATGGGGTTTATGAAAAGCGCGAACGGTGAAAAATGGGCTGGTAAGGACGATCAGAAAAGACCGGAAATTAAAGTCGAGCCTTTCGCTTTTCAGGAACTTCCGGCCGGTTGGGAAATGCAGGAATGGAAGCCAGAGATTCCAGAGACTTACATGGTTTTCTCGAAAGCCATTAAACAGGCGATTGCAGTTTCTTTGGGAACGAGTTATCCAACACTATCAGGAGATCTTGAGGGAACCAGTTTTTCTTCTATCAGGGCCGGAAACGCAACGGAGCAGGAATATTACAAGACTTTGCAAAAGTTGATTTGCGACAAATTCGCTACGAAAATTTTCTCTCGTTGGCTGAAATTTGCTTTAGCTTTGGGACAAATTAACAAACTCCCTTTCAGCAAATACGACAAATTCAACAAGCCTTCGTGGATTTGCAAACGATGGGCTTATGTGAACCCATTGGATGAAGCGGGAGCGGATGAAAAGCGCCTAATCATGGGAACCGTTTCAAGGACTGAGCTAGTCGAGAACCAGGGCGGGGATTTAGAGGACGTTTTTAGGCAACTTGCAAAAGAAAAGAAGCTGGCTATTAAGTACGGGATTGATGTCGCTCCCGAGAAAAAAGGAAACACAAATGGACCCGAAAGAAAAGACGACGAAGAAAATGGAAACGTTCGAGCTAACGTTAAAGAGTAGCGAAAGCCCGATTGACGTTGAAAAACGGACAGTAAACGTCATTTTCTCGGATGAATCCCCTATTTACCGTTATGCGTGTTACAAGGGGAACTACATCGAATGCTACGTGATCCTTTCGCATGATCCGGGTGCTGTGGATTTGTCTAGGTATAACGACAAGGCCAATCTGCTTTGGGATCATAACGACTCGACGCC